ATCGTTCCACCCCAAAATCTTTCAACCGATCCCAAGCAACATCAATGTAATATTGCTTATCCAGTTCATCCGGGATAGGAAGGTTGGTCACATCATCATTGATGAAGAAACAATGATCCGGGGTGTTACCGAACTTTTCAGGGTTCTTTTCCCGGCCCTTGACGATTTTCCCGGAAACCTTGAAGATTCCGCCCTTGCTCTGATCCTTGGAAGCGAACACCCGGAAGGTTTTATCCGTCTGAACCTCACCGCCGCTGAAGCGGGTGATTTTCTTAGAACGGCCTTTTTCATCCCTGATCTTAGCTTCCGTAACCACCGGGGAATAAAGGGCATATTTGTACTTGCTGGACACCTTCACAACCTTCTGAAAATCTCGAAGATTGGAACATTCCATGATGGTTGTTTCCGGGCTGATCCCATGAAGGAAATAGTTCACAATGGCCCGGTTGACAATGGGAAGGTCATAATCCAGATCAGACAGCTTTTTGACATAGGCACCCTTGCACTTCCAGCGGGGTTTCCCTTTTTCATCACGAAGCGGCCCGGAAGGAATAATGATGTAATTGTTCACATCCTTCTGATACACCTTTTGAAATTCATCAAATTCAAGGCGCATCCCGGTTCTTTGCTCCCACTCCCAACACAGATCGTCCAGCATTTCAAAATCTTCATACCGGCGAAGTTTGACCAAAATACCATCTGTGTTGCTCTGGATGATTTCACAATGATCTTCCAGCCGTTCAATCAAATCCAGAAGAAGAAGCTGACCGCCCACACAAACATTGTTGGCTTGCCGGGGGTCATACATGGCATTGTGCCTATCCTTCATAGCGCCATAGGTGCTGTTCAGAACAATCTTGTAAGGCTGTTGCATGGGGTTCTTCTCCGCCTTCAGCTTCAGGCGGGTGTGATAGATTTCCGCATACTTGGAAGGATCGTGAACATTACGGGAAAGCCACTTATAAACCAGCATCAAAGACGGGTAATAGGAAGCCACATCCACATTGACAAACCAACCTTCCCCGTGATATTTGGGAATGGCCCCGTGAAGGCCACCCCAAGCGAACACATGGGGAACCCCGGCCACATCCAATTCAAGGGTTTTGGAATAATCACGGTTCAAGGGGTTCTTGTACCAATTCAAAACTTCCGTGTATTTTTCGATCCGCAAGCTGGGCGGGAACTCAATTTCAAATTCATCATTGTGTTCCCTTTGAACGGCCCCAAGGATTTTGGCGGAAAGCTGTGCTTTGGTGCGGCCAATGTCAGAAATGGGAAGGTGGAACGCCTTCACAAGTGACATTTGGGCATCAAATTCATCTTCCTTCCGCCGTAGCCACACTTCCACTGTCTGTTCCACATCATGGCGGCAATATTTGACCGTTTCGGCCAACTCTGCTTCAGTCAAAGGCCGGTCAATGTCGAAGGGAACAGAAGTTTCTTTTATGGAATGGCCCATGAACGCTTCCAGCGCCTTCAGGCTGATTGGCGGGTTCGGCATCACATCATAATTGATCAGCGGGTATTCCCTGAACAGGCTTGAATATCTGTAACCGGGTTTAGCCTCTGCAATGATCCAATCATTCACAGGCTTTGGATCAAACCCACACAGAATGGCCTTCAGGATGTACTGATCATAGTTCCGGGAATTGTAACCGGCCCAAATCACACCCTTGTGTTCCTCATAGAAGCGTTTCAGCTTGCCGGGATCGTTGATAATCACGGTTTCTTTCCGGGCGTTCAGGTCGATCAGGACAACCAACCAGTCATACCGGAAAACCTCAAAATCATAGAAGATCATCAACTCACATCCTTTCAGCTTTTGTGAAATCGGTCAGCGTTGCCGCCTTATCAGCCCCGCCACGGGAAGGCTTTCACTTGGGGCCATTGTGGGGCCGAAGCCCCACAGGTTGTGCTTGAAAGTTAAGGTTCAAAACCGCACCAAGCACTATTTGTGCTCGATTTGATTATAAAAAATCTTTGGTCAGTTTTCAACCTCGAAAACTTCTTCAACGGTGATGGAATTGAAGCGGGAATCATCGTAGTCCACCGCATATTCCAAGTTTCCATCAATGGCTTCCGCCACATCAAGAACAAGCTGGGAAAACTGCTTGTAGCTGGTGAAGCTGACAGGAACACCGGAATCCAGCTTTTCAAGGAAGCCCATAGCGGAAGCGATCATGTTCTTGTCATTCTTGGTGCCGTAAAGGACACGGTTCATGAAAAGGCGCTGGTTCTTGAACTCACCGGACAGGATTTTGAAGGACACGGCCAGCATGGGGCGGTTGGGATCGGCCTTGATGCCTTTGATCTCCATGCTTTCCAGCTTCACTTCATACTTGCCAGCGGGAATGGTGGGGAAATCACCGCCGCCGTTCTTCTTGGCATCCTCCACATCAGCCTGAAGGCCCTTCAGATCAACAGAACGATCAATCTTGTCAAAATCAATAGCCATAGTTTTTTACCTCCAAAAATGTTGTTTTTTATATTTGGTTGGAAAGAATTTTTCCAATTTCCCTGACTGCATGGGCGATCTTCTCACGGTTTATCCGTTTTTCTTGAAGAACACCCGTGATAACTGCGGCTTCCGTCTGAATGTCCTGAAAGGCTCTGTGATTGCTTTCAAGGTCAGCTTCATAGGAAGCAAGGTCTGTGTTCTCACCGGCCTTGGCCGATCTGACTTCTTCATCAGCCTTTTCAGCGTATTCCCGGAAATACTTGGCCGCTTCATAGCCCATGTGTTTTTCAACCAGATATTCAAAATCACGGGCCTTGAAGATGGTTTCAGGCTTCCCGGCAATCATCAGCACTTCAGCCATTATTCTTCACGCTTCCTCCGGGTACGGCGGGGCGGGTTGGCATCCATCTTGGGTGCGGCTTCCTCTGCCTGTGCCTTGGGGCGATCCCACAGGGGGCAACCATCGGGGCCGCCTTCCTTGTGGCAACGGTGGCCAGCGTCAATGGACGGACAAAGGGGGATTTCCGGGTTCTGATCGTGCTGTCTGAAAATGCGTTTACCGTCCGGGCATTTGGGAAGATCGTTCCAAGGCGGGGTGTCACCGGTGGCCGGTTCAGCAACAGGAACAGAATCATCCTTTTCACCGCCGCCCGGTGTCCAAGTTCCATCAGGATCACCACAAGCCGCCTTTGCCGCATCTTCAGCCGGATCATAGTTATCAGCCGGGGGCGGGGTTGCAGTCTTGGCCTTTCTGCCCCTTCTGCTGGGCGCTGTGGTAGGCGTGTCGGTGGTTTCAGGTGCAGGGGTAGCCGGGGTATTGCCGCCACGCTTCACGGCTCCTGCAGCCTTCTGGTTGGCTTCCTCGTAGACTTCACAGAAAGCATCATAGGTCAGCGGGATTTCCTTATCACGGACAGTCAAACGGCCACCGCCGAAGATCACTTCAGAAGTCTTGAAAGACAGCACCCGTTCATCATCGTCCGCCACGATACGGGCCACCAGATCAACCATACCGGCCACCTTGTTTGCCACCTTATCCTGAAGGTTCGGCTTGATGGAACTGATTTTATCGCCGCCCTTGCGGGTCAGGTCACGGCTTCTGTCCTCATGGCTGATCAGGATGATGTTTTCATAGTCCAGATTCACAAGCCGCTTCAGGGTGTTCAGGAACTCGCTTCTGACCATATCCCACGCACGGAAGGAATCATCAGATTCATGCTTCCAGCCCTGACGGTCACAGATGTAAACCCGGCACGATTCATAAACATCTTCCAGAAGGTCAACCACGATGGTTCGGAAATCGTTCTGTTTCTTTTCCAGTTCGGTAACGGCATCCATGAACACTTCATAGGCCAAACGGCGCTTGGTGATACGGCCCTCCACCGTAACGGTGTCACGAATGGCGATATAGGGGGCATCCACAAACTTGATGTTGCCATCCGTGTTCAACATCAGGGGATCGGGGAACTGATTGGCAAAGAAGGTTTTGCCGCTGAAGGGTGCGCCGTAAAGCCACACAACCTTCTTCTTGGTGGCGTTCAGGTCACGGCGTTCATTCTTGGGAAGTAACATATAATCCCATCCTTTCTGACAATATTCTTCATACTCACACCATCCACAAAAATGGTTTGGGTTCTTGGGAAAGTCTGTGGCTTCAACCATGTGCTTCACATCGGTCAGGAAGTCCACAATCTTCATGGGGTTGTACTGAACCGGCATCAGCGTTGGTTCAGCATCTTTCAAGGCCGCTTGCAAGCGGTCACGGAATTGGGAAAGGGTTTCGGTGCTTTTCTGCCTGATCTTGGGCTTGGGAACAATCAGGAAATACATATTTCTAATCCGGTGGCCGGGATGGGTCAGTTCATACCAATACTTGTATTCGTGAAGCTGACCGGAAACAGCGTAGTTCTTGGCGTTGTTGGAATACTTGAAATCGTACAGATCAAACAAGGTTTCATTGGTTCTGGAATCCCAACCACAGGGCCACAGATAATCCATGAAGCCGATGAAATCAGCGTTCCCGATTGGAAGTTCAAAGGTTCCGCCCGGTGGCAACATGGCTTTTGCCTTGGGGATCATGGCTTCCAGCTTCATCATTTCATGGATGTGATCATCTGTCAGAACCGGGAAGCTGTTCTTGTAGAAGTCAAGGGCTTGTTCAACCCCTTCTTCAATGCCGGTGTGAAGGGCTGTGCCAAGGATCAGGGCGTTGTCTGCATCCGTGTTCGGGATCGTGTCTATCCCTTCCACATATCGCAAGCGGTATTTGTATGGGCATCTATCAAAGACTTCAACCCGGCTGTGGGAAACTCGCATTGTTTCACCCCTTTCACAATAGTCTTGAAGGCTTCAAAGCCTTCCGGGTAAAGGATGAACCCGAACCCCTGTGAACCGTTGATTTGAGCCAAATTACGCTTCTGAAGCACAGATGGGGTTCCATCGGTGGCCTTCAGCTCCACTTCAAGGGCAATGCCCTTCACGGTGATCCGCATATCGGGAAGGCCGCTTTTCACATACCGGCTTCCACCCCAACGCTTTTCATAGAAGCCACAGGGCGGGGCGCTCATGCGGTCAACAGGTTCACCCAAGGGATATATCCCTTCAGCTTCCAGCCATTTCTTCAGGCGGTTTTCAAAGTTTTTTTCACCGGCCATCGGAATCACTCCCAAGGTACGGTTGAATACTTTGCATCCGCTTTTTACAGCGTTTGCAAATGTAGTGGTAAATGGTGGTTTCATCTCCCCGCCCGGTTCCGCCGCTGAAATGATAGCCGTTGCTAATCCAATCATGCTGTTCACAGGGGCAAAGGATTTCTTCAAGTTCTTTGATCCGTGCGGTATGGGCCAGCAATTCAAGTTTTCTTTTACCGAACATCGACTTCACCTTCTTCCTGTTTGGGAACATAGTCCTTTGCGGCTTTTCCCGGCTCACAATGCCAATGGCGGGAACAGCAATGGGGAATGGTGCCAATGACGGAACAATAACCGGGTTCATCGTGAACACAGGTAGCGCAAATATCAATCTGCTTTTCCATCGGCTCACCCCTCCAACATCTGAATCAGGCTGTGAATACCTCTGACTTGGGTGAAACCTTGAATCTTCCCCGTTCCAGCGTAGAATTGAAACAGTTTATCATCAGACTTCCGCCAACAATGGAAGTGGCCTGTTTGCTCATTTTTCAGTTGGTATTCAATGCTGTGGGCTTCAAACTGCTGAATGGCATAGGCGATCCGGTCGGGATTCTTTGCAACCCGTTCTGAATGAACCTGTTTGGCATGATTTTTCAGGGCATCCCACACTTCATCCCTTGCCATCGGCCCCACCACCCATTTCATAGTGTTCAAAGGTTGCCACACTTGCCATAGCCGAAAACAGGTCGGAATAATACTGAACAGCGGAATCACGGTCAATATTGTGTTTATCAGCCGCCGCAATCAGTTCATGAATGGTGCCACCAACAATACGGGTCATTTCACTTGCCCAAGCGTCAGCTTCTTTCGGGGTCAAACCTTCCATTACTGCCCACCGCCCTTCAGGGTGATCTTCACATAACCGGCCTTGGCGGTGGTCTTGGAACACTCGGAAGCAATGTCCGGGTATTTCTTCTTCAGCTTGGCGGAATCAATGCTGGTGGCATTGGTGGGCTTCACAAGGGTAAGGTTCAGAACATCGGATTCAAACTTATCCACGCCAAACTTCACCATTGCTTCATACAGCTTAGCCTTCATTTCCTTTTCCTGATCCTCAATGGCCTTCTTGTGGGCGGTCAGGGAAGCAATGGCGTTCAGGGTGGCAAGCTGGGTGTTCTTGAACTCCTGAAGGGCCGTTTCTTCATCGAAGGTGGCCGAACCACAGGCGTTCGGGTTTTCCTGACAGGAATCAGGGCAAGTGTGGAACTCCGGGCATTTGTGGCAACACCCATCGAACTTTCCACGGGGGCAAGCATTTTCACATTTGATCATTTTTCTGGTTCTCCTTTCAGATAAACATTCAACTGCTTCAGGCCGAAGGCGGAAGCGGCTTCATGGTTGTCAAAATAAATGTCGATCTGGTTTTCACCGTATTTGTCAATCACCCATTGAGCGGGACGATCCTGAACGATGTATTCACCCAAGCCTTCCACTTCCACCACGGTTCCCAAGGGAAGCGGGGAAGCACAGGAAACACCGGCTTTCAGTTCCACACCAGCGGCACCATACACAATGCCGTTGGGCCGGTTCTTGGCCCATTCGCCGCAACACTTTTCACAGGAACAATAGGCGGTAATTCTGAAACTGCCCAACAGCACCGGTTCAGGTTCGGCGGGTTCTTCCACCAACGGGGTTTCCACCGGCTCCAAGGTCACATCCGGGGTCACGGCGGTAAGCTGATCCTGTTCAATGGTGGCATCCGGGGCGGGTTCTCTGACGATTGCAGAACAGCGCCCGAACACGAAGCCCATTGCAAGGCCCATCAGAAGGGCCACAAGGAACATCCGCCTGAACCATTGATCACGGGCTTTGCGGCGCTGTTGCCGCTTGCTCATACTTTCTGAATAGTTCATCGGTATAGTCCTTTCTCATTTCCAAAGTGGAAAGAATATCTTCTTCAACCGTTCCCGGACAGATCATCAGGTAATAGAAACAGGGCCGTTCTTGCCCAAGGCGGTGAATACGCTTTTGGGATTGCTCCCACAGTTCCGAACCTTGGGGAAGGCTGAAGTAAATGATTTTGTTGGCAAGCTGGAAGTTGCCTCCCATTGCACCGGCCTGATACTGAATGAAGGTAATGCTGTTGTGCTGGTATCGGTAAGCATCCAAGTTCTTTTCTTCACCGGAAAGAACAGACACAGGCCGGTTCAGGCCCTTGGCAATCCCCTTCAGGCGTTCCATTTCTTCCGTGAAGTTATAGAACACAATCAAGCGATCTTCCGTGCTGTTCGCCAAATCCCGGAAGGCTTCATAACGGGCCGGGTTGTATAGGCCGCAAAGCTGACGGGCATAAAGGCGGCGGGTCAAGCTGGTATCGCCAATCAGTTCCCGTTCACAATGGGCATTGGAACCGTAGAAATCCGCATCCAGTTCAAATTCACCAAGGTTGACACTATCAATCGCAACATAGCGATCATTCCAGAACTTCCAATAAAGGGGTGAAGGGCGGGTTTTGACCTTGATCCAGTTCCGTTTTGGAAGGATGATCCCAGCCTGTTCGGTAGTCATGAAAACGGCCCCATGTTCGGCCAGCTTCATCTTCAGCCGGTCAACATTCTTATAGCCGGTAATCTGTTGCCGCCAAAATCCATCGGTTTCAACCCATTCCGTTTGAATGTACTGCTTCCAGAACAGTTCTTTTGAAATCTTCCACCCCAACAGTTGGCATTGGCTCCACAGGTTTTCATACTTGCCGCCCGTGGGGGTGCCTGACAGAAGAATCACATTATCCGGTTTCAGCCCAAGAATGAACTTTGACCGTTTGGCGTTCTCGTTCTGGATCAGGGAACTTTCATCCAACATCAGCGTGAAGCCGGTCAGAGTTTTCAGCACATTCCGCCTGAAAGTCAGTTCGTAGTTGATCACGCCAATCATCAGGGTTGGAACTTCATGCTGAACCTGTTCAAAGAACCATTTGAAGGTTTTGGGGTTGGTCAGGTCGAACACACAATTCCGGGTGTAGTGGTCTTGAAAATGTTCAATCCAGTCTTGAACTTTTGAACATTGGCACACCACCAGATTGATCCGCTTGTTCAGCTTCATCATTTTTTCGGAACCAACAAAGGTTTTCCCAAGGCCCATATCAAGGTAATAGGCCACCCGGTTTTTTCCCTCGGTTTCATCAAGGGCCTGTTGTTGGTGCTGGAACAGCGTGATCATAGGGTTTCAGGCCCTTCAATCATGGAAAGGTAATTTTCCACATTCACACCACGGGAAAGAAGTTCGGCCTTCATAGCCATTCCCAAGGGGCTGTTCAAAGCGTAACCACTCACCTGTTCCGGGGAAAGGGAAGTGATGTTGAACAAGGACTGTTTCACCAACTCGGAATGACCGCCACCGAAGGGATCAAAAGGGCAACAGTCAGGGGTGGCTTCAATGTCACGAACCACCATAGATACCACCACGCCGGGGCGGTTCTTCAGCATCTTCACTGTGTTCAACAGGTGATCGGTTCCCATTTCTGCGGGGCGGAAAGCCTGTCCACCGGCTCCGATCCACAAGGTTCCATCAAATCTGGTTTTCATTGCTTTACTCCTTTTCTAAAAATCAGGCCGTAAGGCCGAAGAAAGAATTGAACTGATCAGCACCCACATAATCACGGAACTTTGTGGGGTTGATGTAGTAATTCCAGCAAGCGCCGGTTCCGGGAACAGCGTTCCCGAAGGGAAGAAGGCCACGCTGAAGGCCGATTCTGACGAACTGATCAGATTTGCCCATGCACCGGGCGGCTTCCTTCACGCTGATCTTCTTGATGGGCGGTTCCGCAACCGGGGCGGCTCCATAACCCATCAGGTAATCAAAGGAAACTCCGGTTGCATCGGCAAGGGCCTTGATACGGTCAGGGCCGGGGGTGTTCTTCCCGGAAAGGTATTGGCTGATAGCGGCCTTGGAAGCCCCGGCCTGTTCAGACAGGGCGGATTGGCTCATGTTGGCCTGTTCCATAGCGTTCTTCAAACGCTCTGCAAAAGTGGTCATTGTGCATACTCCTTTCAAACAGCTTTATTGGGTTATCACTCTTGTTCTTCAAAGGCCACTTCACATTCTCCACAGAGAACATGAACTTCCTTGGTTGCCCGGATGATGGTTCCGCAACAGGGGCAAACATACTTGCGGGAACTTGATCCCCCCCCTTCCGGGAACCCTTCAGCGGATTGGTACGGGGCCGAACCAGACAGAACCCGGACTTGCCAAGGGATTTCACAAACGCTTCAGCTTGCGGGTTCAGGGTGGTTTTGTGCCATCCGTACTTTTCGCCTTTCTCCACGGTCAGCCCGTGGGCTTCAGCGGTTTCCTTGAACTTCCGGTTGTGGTAGGAACCAGAACGGGAAGTGTCTTGAACATTGTCCTGAAGGTTCTGAAGGTGAACCATTTCGTGAAGCAAGGTTCCACAGGTTTCTTCAAAGGGGCGGTTCAGGTATTCGGCGCACAGGTTGATTTCGTAATAGCCGCCTTCCTTGGTGCCGTCTTGCCATGCCTTCCAACCAGTACACCACCCATAGGCCCCACGGGTATGATCCGGGGAAACGGTGATCACAGGCTTTTCCAGCTTCCCTTCAAAGAAGGCTTTGTTGAACTTTGAAAACAAGGTTTCAAGTTCATCAATGACCGGCTTCAAACTGACTTCATTCATGGTTCTTACTCCTACTGAACACTATATGTGCTCGATTTAGTTAAAAAAAAAGTTCCTGCACCGAAACACCAAAGAAGTTGGAAATGCGAACCTTCACTTCATCACGGGGAACCCGTTCATCTCGCTCATACATGGCATAAGAAGATTTGGTGATCCCAAGTTCCTTGGAAATTTCGTCTTGGGTTCTGCTTCCACGCAGTTCCCGAAGTTTCTTGCCAACACTCATATTTGCACATCCTTTCTTCAGAATTAGAACAGCCAAAGCCCCAACAAGCAATTTCCGGGCGGTCATATCTTTTACATGGGGATTGATACCCAATACCCGAACCCATAAACCGGGGGCGCTCATGTTGTCGCTGTTGCCGTGCACCTTTTGTGCTCGTCTGATTATCATTATACACGATATGTGCTCAAAGTCAAGCACAACCGAACACAAATTGTGCACAAAGAAATGTGTTACTAATTGTGCACATCGACGGATTGACTTTGTGCACATAATGTGTATAATAAATTATAGAAAGACTTCTGAAAGGGGTGTACTTATGCCGAAGTTTTCTGATCGGTTCAAGCAATTACGAACCGAACGCCGCCTATCTCAACAGAACTTGGCGGATCAGCTTGGTTTTTCTAAAAGTAGTGTAAATATGTATGAACGGGGCGAACGGGAACCGGGCCTTGAATCTATGGAAACCATTGCTGACTATTTCAATGTTGATTTGGATTACCTCATGGGAAGATCAGACATTCCAAACCGGAATGATTGGTTGAAAAGTATCAATAAATCTGTGGTAGTTGAACCTTCACAGCCACAAATGAAGTTTGATAACATCATCCCAATTTCTACAAAGCGTTTCCCCCTACTCGGTGACATTGCGTGTGGAAAACCCATCATGGCAAACGAAGAAAAAGAACTGTATGTAGAAGCCGGGGCCAACATTTCTGCTGATTTCTGTTTACGGGCCAAGGGTGATTCCATGATCGGGGCCAGAATCTATGATGGGGATATTGTTTTCATCAAGAAACAGGAAATGGTGGACAATGGTGAAATTGCCGCTGTTATCATCGAAGATGAAGCAACCCTGAAGCGGGTGAACTATTTCCCTGAAAAGAACCTTCTGATCCTGAAGGCTGAAAACTCCAAGTATGAAGATTTAGTTTATACCGGGGAACAGTTGGATCATATCATCATTCTTGGTAAGGCCGTGGCCTTCCAAAGTGATATTCGTTGAAAGGGGGAAACCTCATGTTTGGGAAAAAAGAACGCTGTGCGATATGCGGTGAAAAACTTTCCTTTACGGCAATTCAAATCAACGGTGGTTCCATTTGCCCTGCTTGCAACCGTCTTTCCACCGGCTCCCCCTTGGCATCTGTGGAACAGGTGAAAAAGGCATGGGAAGAAAACCACAATCGTTTCCGTAACTTCAAACCCGGAATGGTCATTTCAGATTTCGCAAGCGGCTTTTTGTTCATTGATCCTGAACAGAAAATGTTTTACCTGTCCAACAGTAAAAAAACAAAGCTGGAACCTGTTGTTTTCAAGTTCTCTGAAATCAATGCCTTCAAGATTGAACAGGTTGGACAGAAAACCATTACTAAGACAAAAGGCGGGATTGGTAGGGCGGTTGTTGGCGAGGCCTTATTCGGAACAGCCGGGGCCATCGTTGGTGCCGCAACTGCCAAACAGGAAACGAAGGAAGTTGGTGGCGTTCCAATTTTATATGTTGATTTGTCCATCAACGGGATGAACACCACCGTTTCCATCTCCAACCCACCCCTGAAAGCCGCTGATTATCTTGAAAACGCTATGAACGAATAATCCTTCAACATTCAAGATCAAATCCCTTCTGGTTATATTTTTCATACTTCTTAATACTTTTTTTCTTGAAATATTAGAAAAATATGTTTCATCTTGAATGTTGAAGAATTTCCGAAAAAGCCTTATGCCGCAAGGCTTCAGGCTCATTCAACATCCATTCAAAATGCAAAAAAAATGACCGCCCCCGGTCTTGCACACCGGAAGCGGTCAGGCGAAACAAACCCTTTTGAAGTTAATGTTTCAAACGCCTTTGAACATTATATCACATGGGGTTTAGCTTTGCCATACCCAATTTTGAAAGTTCAGGTGATATAATGCGAAATCCAAACGGGTATGGAACGGTTGCAAAGCTATCAGGCCAACGCCGCCGCCCATACATTGTGAAGAAAACCATAGGTTGGAATGACAAAGGCCACCCCATCTATGACATTATCGGCTATGCTGAAACCCGTGAAGCCGGGAACATCATGCTTGCTGAATACAACCGTGATCCTTGGGATGTTGACCGGGCCAAGATCACCCTTCAACAGCTTTTTGACCTCTGGAAAGAAAAGAAGGCCCCGAAGCTGGGGGAATCCAACCGTTCTTCCCTCTGTTCAGCGTTCAAGCATTGTTCAGCGTATGTGAACAAGCCTTATAAACAACTGCGATCCTACCAAATGCAAGAAACCATTGATGGTTGTGGGAAAGGGTATAGCACCCAAGCGGCCATCAAGAACCTGTGGGGCCACCTTGACCGGTTCGCCCTTGAAATGGATATAATAAACCGGTGCTTCTCCGAACTTCTGACTTCTGATCCAATACCGCCCACCAGCCGCCTTCCGTTCACCAACGATGAAATCAAAACGGTTTGGGAACATCAGTCTGATCCTTGGGTTGATACGGTTTTGATCTTGCTATATTCCGGGTGGCGTATCTCTGAATTTCTGAACCTGAAACCTGAAGATATAGACTTGAAGGAAGGCACGATGAAGGGCGGCACCAAAACGAAAGCCGGTAAGAACCGCATTGTTCCCATCCATCCAAAGATCAGGCCCTTGATTGAACGGCGGCTTGCCGAAGGTGGCCCCCGGCTGATCAGCTACAACGGGAAAGTTTGCAACCAAACCCAATACCGGATATTTTGGGCGGATATTATGAAAGCCCTGAAGCTGAACCATACCCCGCACGAATGCCGCCACACCTTTGAAACCAAATTGGATAGCGCCGGGGCCAACCGGAAATGTATTGATTTGCTCATGGGCCATGTGTCCAAGGACACGGGAAACCGGGTCTATAATCACAAGACTTTGGACGAACTGAAAGCCACCGTGGAACTGATTTCATAGGGTTCAAACCTGTGAACATTTTAGGCCGCTGAACGCTGAACTATGCACACATTAGTAACAAGAAAACCCCGAACCCCTGAAAAATCAAGGGTTCGGGGTTCGTCTGTTTTTATGGCGCCACAGCTGCAAGGATGGGCAGTACTCCTCCGCAAAGGTCCACCGCTCCG